TTGTGTATTTACAGCTGCCGTTTGTTATGGAGTATGGTTATGGGTAAAATAAGACAATGGTTTAGAAAAGCAATCGATAGATTAGTAGAGAAGTCTTTTCAAAGACAAGCAGATAAACTTTTTATGAAACATCAAGTTCATACAAGAGATGGAGACAACACATGACAGAATATACTGAAACAGTAAAACGTCAAGCTTTATTATTAGAAGCTGAGATATGGGCAGATGGTATTGCAGGAATACATGCATTTGATACAACTAAAGTAACAATGGCATATGACGAATACCTTGACGATGGCCATGTAGTAGATACTACCTTTAACGATGGTAGGATAGAAAGAAGAAAAGATGGTAAACTAATTCGAGTTCTTGGTGAAAAACTTAAAGGTGATGATCTTATAGACAAATATGAAAGATTTGCAGTTTAACGGTTTACATTTACTCGAATCTGTGGTATAATAGAATATATTATGGGAATGACTAGTTTTTATATGGGCTCTTTAAGATATGGTCCAACAGGAAAAAGAAGAAAAAATCACGCAGCTAATGCTACAAAGAAAAAGCCATTACCTTTCAAAAGACGTGAAGTACAAGAAACTCAATTGAATATATTGAGGAATCAACAAGCAAAACAATATAAATCACTTATGGAAGAAGCAATGGCAAATGGTACATGGATGTCACAGGCAGGCGATACTGCAAAGAAAGAAAGTCCGAAGTACACTGGTACGTTAGTCAAAGGTATTGCTACTATGCATAAATCAAATGCAGTACCAGTCATCAGCCAACAAGAAGCTGAAGACATTGCAAAAATGAGGAGAGGTTAATGTTTAATAAATTTATGGACACACTATACGGTATATTCAAATGGATGTGTATATTGAGTATAGTAACACTAATTTGTCTAACTATTTTAGTTGGAATGGGAGAGGTAAATATATGAAAAGAAGTAGTATTGATTGGTACAAAGCATCAACTTGGCTTGCTATACTAACATTTTGTTTTGCATTTTATTATGGATTACATTACATGGGTTGGCTTGAAGAATTCTTTGGGTTTATACTATTAGGTGTAACAGGTTACTTTGCTTATATGAGTAGTGTATTAGTCGATGAACAAAAAAAGGCGGGAAGAAAAAATGACTAAGTTTGAAAAAAGATTTACGTATAGTTATATGTCTACTTATTTAAGAGAAAGTAGAAGAGCAGAAGTATTTAAAAGATCTGATGGAGTATATGGTATTGAAATGTATGTCGATGGGACACTCATGAAAAGAGAACCATATAAAGGAAAGAGTTTAGCATGGGCAGAAAGCGCAGCTGAAAATTATGTTGATGGAATTAAAAATTTATAATATGCTGGGTGCGGTGATCAACTCCTTATCATCATCAACCACTGCACCCCATATTTTTAAGGAGTATTATGGCTAGAAGAGGCGTTACGTTAGAAGATAAATATTTGGGTAAAGAACCAATATTTACAAATGAAAGTGATTTCACATCACTCGAATACCAAAGGGCAAACAATTGGTATAATTATTTTTATAAGAATAAAGATTACTTACCTGCAATATATCAATTTGCAGAAGATGTAATGGGATATAATAAAAAGAAAGTATCTGTATTACGTAAAGTAAAAGATTGGAAATTCATGGGAGTAAACAAAGGTATTAAATTATATTACCGTGGATGGAAATTCGATGATGAATCGATTCAAAGGTTTAAAGATAAAATCGAAGAATGTTATAAAGAAGGTTTAACTATAAAGAAACAAGCTGAAGAAAAGCAAAAGAATGTAGTTGTAATTACACCTGCTGAAAGAACAAGAAGAAAAGTAGTTGATACTATATGGCATGACTGGGATAGTATTATTGTTGAAGGTTGGTTCGATGGTAACTATACTCAAAAGTTCGGTGCTTATAACAGATTTAAAATGCATGGTCTTAAAGGTAATGCAATTAATATATTTAAAGCAATGTTAGAAGAAGAATATACTAACATTAAAGAAGCCTATGAAAAAACATGTGAACAATGTGTAGAAGCATATTCACATATTGGTAAAGCTGATAAAAGAAAGATAATGAAACAATATGAGACATGTTTCGAAGATTTAGAAAAATTAAGATTGTCTTTCAAAGCCAGTAGAACACCAAAGGCTAGAAAACCAAAGTCATCAGATGAACAAGTAACTAAACTAAAATATTGTCAAGAAGATATTAAGTCAAAACTTGTTTCTATTAATCCTGTACTTATTCCAGGTAGTCATAAACTATTTGTATATAATGTCAAACAGAGAAAGCTAACTGAATATAAAACAGACTCAGCACATGGGTTTGAAATATCAGGTACATCGATTAAGAACTTTGATGACTCAAGTCGAACTGCGACTTTGAGAAAACCAGAAGATGTATTACCACTTATACTTTCGAAAACTGAAAAACAGATTGAAAAAGTATGGGATGGAATTACAACTAAGATAAATAAACCAACAGGAAGAATTAACTCTGACTGTATATTAATGAGGGTATTTTAATGTTAAGCGTAGGAGATAAGTTCCCAGCGTTTTCGCTTAAGGGAATTGACGAAAATAATAACTTTGTTGATGTCAACGTAGATGAAGGTTACACACCATTGAAAAAAGATTGGAGTGTAATTTATTTCTATCCAAAAGACTTTACCTTTATATGTCCAACAGAAATTGCTGGCATGGATGCATTAGTAGAAGATGCTAATGTTATAGGTATAAGTGGTGATAATGAGTTCTGTAAACTTGCATGGAAAAAAGATAATGAATTGATAGGTAATATTAATCATGTCTTAGCTGCGGATTGCGGATTGGGTTTATCACATGAGTTAGGTATTGTAAATGAAGATGAAGGTGTTTGTTATAGAGCAACCTTTATTTTTGATAAAGAAAGAGTAGTTCAACATGTTTCAGTGAATGCACTTGATACAGGTAGGAATGCTCAAGAAGTACTAAGAACTCTAAAAGCGTTACAAGCTGGCGGCCTTACAGGTTGTGCTTGGGACGAAGGGGATGAATTCGTTGGTTGATTCAGAAGTAAAAGAAAAAATAATGACTAAGAAAAGATTTTCTACTGCGGTAGAAAACTTAGTCGCCACAGGGAATATGAGTTATATTGACGCAGCTTCCTATGTGGTAGAACAAAGAGGTTTGGATTACAAGAGTATGAAAAGATTATTGACTGATTCTCTGAAAGCAAAGATAGAAGCAGAAGCTACTAACTTAAATCTTTTAAGAGTAAAGAAAGGAAATAAACTTCCAATATGAAAGACCCATTTGAATCTTATAAATTATATAATGCATTAAAACTACATTTTGAAACAGATGGTTATGATGCAATTAAATATAACTTTAAGACTTCAATAAAACCTCAATCGTTTTTTAAAAGAAAAGATAAATACTTTTTTGCTAAAATAGCAAATACATATGAAAACCTTATGGACTTCTATGTAGCTAACTTTAAGAATGATGTAAAATATGTAGGTGATATGCTCAACGAAGGTGGAGAAAGATATTACCGAGAGCACAAAAAAGTTATGGAAAGTTTATCGTATACCTTTGAAAACGATATAAATAAATTAGCAGAGGATAATCAGTTTGACTCTTTATTAGAAGCAAATGATAATGAGCATCCTTTGGTAATACAGTTATGGATGCAAGATGAAATACAATTGGAAACAGTTGTGATCATTGACTCCATAACTGGGTTTATGGATAGAGAATCCAAGAAGATATCAGAAACAATTATTTGGCCTGATATCTATCGAAAGATTACTAAATATAAACCATTCGTAAAGTTCGATAAAACAAAATGTGTAAATGTTTTGAAAAAGGCCTTTACAAACACATGAAAGTGTGGTATAATAGTATTATAAATTGTTTTTGTTATGTATAAAGTGGATAATTCAGTAAATATAGGAGAAAGATAAATGTCTTTAGAAAATCTTAAGAGCATGCGAGGCTCATCAATCGATAAACTCGTAAAGGCGGCGGAAGCTGTATCCACAACTAAACCAGAAACTACTTCTTATGAAGATAATAGATTCTGGAAACCTACCAGAGATAAAGCAGGGAATGGATTCGCTGTGATTAGGTTCTTACCAGCAAAAGAAGGTGAAGATCTTCCTTGGGTAAGATACTGGGATCACGGGTTCAAAGGACCTACTGGTCTATGGTATATAGAAAACTCATTAACGTCTATTGGACAACAAGACCCTGTTTCAGAAATGAATTCAGTGTTATGGAATACTGGTAGAGATGAGGATAAAGCAATCGCTAGGGAAAGAAAAAGAAGGTTACACTATGTGTCAAACGTTCTTGTAGTATCTGACCCAGCTAATCCGGAAAATGAAGGAAAAGTATTCCTTTATAAATTTG